AGTTTAAAACCCTTCTGATTAGCAATGTTTGCAATACCTTTTACAGCCAGTCAAGTATACTCACATCTTGGTCTTTACCAACAACCTATCGAAAAACTAGATCCACTTACGAAAGTTCAATACGAATCAGCAGAAAAATTGCGCGATATAATCACTCAGCTATCTCGTCGTTCCGGCGGAATATCGTTGAGGAAAAATTTAATCCGTGACATCGCCTTTGGCAATAAACCCAAACTAAATATACCATCTTTGACGCATCAAGTAAGACATAATCGTGAATTCAAACATGGACGAGGACAATTTATTTTGGTTGATTCTAACGGCAGCGATTACTATGATGGGATTTTCGATGATATGGTTCTTATACTACGATCAAATTTTGTATTACCTAACGTCCCAGGAATAATTTCAGAGCAATTGAGATTGATAGTAATTGATAATGACTTTTATTTGAAACACATTCCTTCTGAAATAGCTATATTACGTGATGTTTTAAGTGAACATATGGTTAAAGTTTCCATTGATGGCGTATCGTTAGACGACCCTTATATCAGTAAATTCTTTAGAAAACCATTCATATTATATGATCACACTAAGTTCAGAAAAGTTGATTTGACAAAAGTTGTGTTGATAAATAAAACCGGTAAATCTAAAGCCCAATTGATTGACAAATATAAATTAACTGATGATGCAGTTTTTATAAGTTATGAAGTATTTGATATCATGCTACAACCAGTTAAAAGTAGAGACGGTGACATTGAACAGTTTGTTAGAATGCGAGGAGATATTGAGACGTGGAAAATGAAAATTGGTACTACGTTTGAAAGTAATTTAATGGAGTTGTTCATTCATGGCGTTCCTGTTATGAATAGTACATCCCAATTACAATTAGATTTTCAAATATCTGACATTCGATCCGCCAATGTATTTGATGAACAGATTGTTTGTGCTGCTAAATTAAATGGACTTCGAGAGCAATGTCTTAAAGAATCATCACTTATTCGGGTTAACATTATCGGACAGAAAGGCAGTGGAAAGTCAATGCTTATGCGATTAATCAACGAACGCGGAATTCCAGGAATTAGTAGGAAAATAATTTGTATAGATTCGGACGCATATGGAAAGTGGAAGACACAGACTCAATACTTAGATGACAAGTTTTCAGCCTTAAAATTGATTAATGTTGATAATTTACACGAGATATCTCAAGACGATAATATAATATCATATTATGAACAATTTATCATAGATCAACTACTTGCACATAATATTACTATATCTGAGCATACTAATAGTATCCGATTTATCAAACAGTTTAAAGTAGATACGCTTAAAGATATTGGACGTAAATTCAAAGAATTATACCTTGCGGATTTTAAAGAACAAATACATTTTTATGAATATCTATGTGGCAATATACCAGAACCCAGTAGCACATTATTGATAACGTTTTTACACGCAACAGTAGAAACTTCAGCGGCTCCAGGAACTAATATGAATTTTTCATTAAATACTATACTATATCCATTACAGAGCATATTGAATCGTAAACGTGGTGCTTTAGTTAACTTTATTCTCAATCGGATCTACGATGAGATGGGTACGGAAGCGTTCACTAGACTGAGGCCTTGTGATGTATGGAAATAGATTGAGTGTGTGATATTTGACGCCTGTCGTGGTCTTGTAAAAAAGCGGTCCGCGGAAGCATTGGGTGCGACATAAATTCCAGACGTTTATGCCAATGTGGAAGCAATATAGATTGGGTTTTTGATACTAGT